GAATTAGGAATATATGATAGTAATAAACTAGCTAAATTAGTTGGTATTACTAGTAATGAATTATTATTATCTACTGAATCACATGGTTCATTATCTAATAAATTAAATATTAGTGATTCTAATTTTGAATTAAGTTATTCGTTAGCTGATCCATTAGTTATTCCTAGAATTGAATATCCAACAAATGAAGAATGGCATTTAGAAATTGATTTAGAAAGAGATGATATTGATAATCTAATTAAAGCAAAAAATGCATTAGTAGATTCAGATTTATTTTCTCTTAAAGGTGTTGCTAATTTAGATGGTGATACTGTCTTAGAATTTGTATTTGGTGATGATTCTAATTTTGCTAGTAAAGTTAATTACCAAATTTCAACTCCTATTGATAATAAATTTGCTGATATGGATATTCAATTTAGTGCTAATAATTTAAAAGAAGTATTAAACGCAAATAAAGATAGTGATGCTACTAAATTTTCATTACATTATGGGGATTTTGCATCAATGATTAAAATAGAATTTAATACTGAGGAAATAATCAGTATTTATAAAATGTCACAAAAAGAAAATAACCAATTTTAATATTATGTATAAAGATTCAAACCCACAAGAAGATTGGGGAACAATACACACAGATGATTTTGCTGTATCCCCAGATCATAAACATAGAATATTTGTAATAGATGATTTCTATACAAACCCTCACGAACTAAGAAAATTTGCAGTTAACCAATGGTATTTTGATGATCAAGGTTATGAAGGATTAAGAACGAGAAAGCAATTCTTTTTTAAAGGTGTAAAAGAAAAATTTGAACAAACTATAGGTGAAAAAATTACAGTATGGGAAGAGCATGGTATGAATGCTAGATTCCAAAATCATAAAGCAGATTTTAGACCTGTATACCATTGTGATAGTCAAACTTGGGCCGCTGCTGTTTATCTAAACCCAGATGCTCCATATGAAGCAGGTACTTCGTTTTATGCTCATAAAGAAACAGGATTAAGAGGTGGTGAACCTAATATAGGTGAAGCATTTGATAATAATACTTGGGTTGATCCAACCAAATATTTTAAAATTGATACTGCTGCTAATATTTTTAATAGATGTGTTATTTGGGATGCTAAATTAATTCATGCTGCACCTACCTATTTTGGATGGGACATTGATTCAGCTAGATTAACACAGGTATTTTTCTTTGATACAGCAGGAAAAGAAACAGAAATTTACTAGGAAACGCGATTTTTCCTTAGTATTATATACGTATAACCGAACATAAGATGTAGCTAGGGCACGTGTTATGTTTAAATTAAATTAACCGGAAGCTTCGGCTCCACAAAACAAAATGATATGAGTACATTAGAAATCTTAGAGAGGCACATAAGTCCTTTCGACATCCTATTTAGGAACCACTTTAAATCCGACAGCACATTTCAACCTGTTGGGAATTTCAAACAACCACACCCACTTAATATTTACTTTGATGACAAAGGTTTGTCATTTGAAGTTGCCTGTACTGGTCTAACTAAAAAAGACGTAGTACTGGACATTGAAGGGGATACTTTAAAAATTAGTTATACTAAACCAGAAGAAGAAAAATTCCATGATGGGATGATTCATAATGGTTTATCTAAAAAATCATTCGATTTAAGATATAAAATTGCACCTAAATTTGATTTAACTCAAATTGATGCAGTTTTGACGAATGGTTTATTAGAAATTTTTATACCACTAGCTGAAGAAGCTAAACCAAAGTCGATTAAAATAAAATAAAGTTATATTAAAAAAAGCGTGTCCTAGCGCATCCTATTTCGTATATTTAGGTCAACGAAAAATAATAAGTTATATGGCTAGAAAAGCAAAATCCCACACAATGATCAAGGATCCTTTATTGGAACCGTATTTTGTAACAATTGATGATAATTGTTGCACCGTTAACCAAACTATACAAAAAAACTCTAATCACTTTAGAAGTAAAGGAACAACAGAAAAGTCTTATGATAAAGCATTGACTTTTCATAGTAATTTAGGGCAAGCATTATTTGCTATTTCTGAAAACCTTAAACATGATAAAGAGACTAGATCTTTAGATGAATTATTAAATCAATATAAAACAATAGAATTAAACCTTAAACAATTTATAAATGAGCAAGTTAGTAGCGTTATATAACGCATGTATCGTTAAGCCTATAGAGGCTGAAGAAGAAACATATGGGAATATTATTGTTCCAGATATGGGTAAAGAAACAAATACTTTTGGAGAAGTAGTTTCTGTTGGAGATGGTAATTTTACCTTAACAGGTGATAAAATACCAACACAATTAAAAGTAGGAGATAGGGTAGTATTACCAACCCAAGGATTTACAAAGTTACCATTTAATGGTGAAGAATATTATGTAGGCCCTGAAAATAACATTTTAGCAAGAGTAGAATCTACAGTAAGTGTAGAAGATGCTTTAGCAGAAACGGAAATAACTAAACAAGACATAAACGACTTAACAGATATTTAATGGAAAATCAAGTAAAATACGGAAAAGAAGCAAGACAAGGTTTATTAAAAGGTATTGATAAACTAGCAGACGCAGTAGTATCAACATTAGGACCTAATGGTAGAAATGTTGTAATATTTAAAGGACACGCAGAACCACCTCAATCAACTAAAGATGGAGTTACAGTTGCTAAATCATTTGTAACATCTGATCCTGAAGAACATTTAGGTCAATTATTAATTAGACAAGCAGCTATGAAAACTGCAGATAAAGCTGGAGATGGTACAACCACATCTACTTTATTAGCTAGAGAAATGATTAAAAATGGTTTAACAGCTTTAGATAATGGAGAAAATGCAGTTCAAATTAAAAGAGATATTGATAAAACAGTTAAAGAAGTAGTATTAAATCTAAAAAATAATATAGCCGAAGATATTTCAGGTGAAAATCAATTAGAACAAATTGCAACAATTTCATCTAACAATGATATAGAAACTGGTAAATTAATTGCTCAAGCAATTGAAAAAGTAGGTTTAGAAGGTGTAGTACACGTTGAAGAATCTAAAACAGGAGATACTTATCTTGAAACAGTAGAAGGATTACAATTTGATAGAGGATTTAAATCACCTTATTTTGTTACTGATAATAGTACAATGCAAAGTGTTTTAGATAATCCTGCTATTTTAATTATGGATCATAGATTAAATACAGTAAAAGAATTATTACCAATTTTAGAAGCAGTATCAGCTCAAGGTAAATCACTTTTAATTATCGCAGAAGATATTGATAATGAAGCATTAGCTACTTTAATTGTAAACAAAATGAGAGGTACAATTAATGTGTGTGCTGTAAAAGCACCTGAGTTTGGTGATAGACGTAAATTAGTATTACAAGATATTGCTATTACAACGGGTGGTAAAGTATTTGATAAACAAAAAGGAATGAAACTAGACAAATTCAGTTGGGATTGGTTTGGTGAAGCAAGAAAAGCAACAGTAACAAAAGAACAAACAACAATAGTAGATGGAAAAGGAGGAACAGATGAAATTGAAGCACGTGTTGAAGAATTACAACAACAAATTGAAAAAGCAAGAACGCCGTATGAAACGGAGCAACTCCAAAACAGATTGGCAAAATTCGTCGGAGGAGTAGCAATTGTACACGTTGGTGGAAATACTGAAACAGAAATGTTAGAGAAAAAAGATAGAGTTGATGATGCTTTACATGCTACAAAAGCAGCTTTAGATGAAGGTATTGTACCTGGAGGTGGAGTAGCATTATTATATGCTTCTTCAGGTATTAAAGCAGATTCAATTGGGGCAAATATAGTAAAAACAGCTTGTGCAAAACCATTTAATCAAATTTTAGTTAATGCTGGTTATGATGAAGTTAAAGGTCAAATACTAGCTGACAAGTTAGTTAGCTCAGGAAATGATGTTTGGGCTGGTATTGATGTTAATTCAGGAGATACTGTTAATTTTAGAGAAAAAGGCGTGATTGATCCTACAAAAGTTTGTAGATTAGCATTAATAAATGCAGCATCAGTTGCAGGAACAGTATTATTAACTGAATGTACTTTAACACAAGATAAAAAATCAATTGAAGAAAAATTAAAAATACTACAAGATTCAGCTACAAATGCTGCAGGTATGTCACAATATTAATATGAAAGATACAATTAAAATAAAAGAAGAAAACATGCTTATTGCTAGGAGAGTTCCTCCTGGTGATAAGTGGCGTTTAGTTGCAAATGAACCTAATGGACCAGTACATAAAACGTTAACTGATACTTTAGAAGCATATATGGTTAAAACTGGGTTTAAAGGCCATTATAGGTTAGAACCATTACAAAGTTCATTATATGCAATTAATGCAGAAGAAGTAGTAATTGAAGCACCTAAAGAAAAATTATTTTCAATTTATGGCGAATACGGACAATAGTTTATTAAACGAGAAGTATAGACCAATAACCCTAGATACGTATGTTGGTAATGCTAAATTAAAAGCATCTATTTCTAAACAATTAGAAAATAACGACATCCAAAATTATTTATTCTATGGACCCGCTGGTACAGGAAAGACAACTCTGGCTAAACTTTGTATTAAAAATCTCGATTGCGATCATCTTTATATTAACGCCTCAGATGAAAGAGGGATTGAGACGATTCGTGATAAAGTACAGGGCTTTGCGAGCACAATGTCTTTTAAACCACTTAAAGTGGTCATTTTGGATGAAGCTGATTTTCTTACTATTCAAGCGCAGGCTTCTCTCCGTAATATTATTGAAACTTTCTCACGTACGACGCGTTTTATTTTAACTTGTAATTATATAGAAAGAATAATTGATCCTTTACAATCAAGGTGTCAAGTATTAAAAGTAATTCCTCCCACTAAAAAGGAAGTAGCCGTTCATTTAGCTAGTATTTGTGAAAAGGAGGGCATCAAATTCGAACCTATTGCCATTGGTAAGGTAGTTAATCAATACTACCCTGATTTAAGAAAGATGCTCAATACAATTCAATCTAGTAGTAAGGATGGAAATCTAGATTTAGACGATTCATTACTAGTATCTTCTAGTTACTTGGCTACTATCCTTGGGGAATTAAAAAAAACAAAACCCAGTTTTGTTAGTATTAGACAAACAATAGCTGATTCTAATATTGATGATTTTGATGAATTATTTAAATTTTTATATGATAGTGCTGATAAAATATTACCTAATAAAATAGGCACAATAGCCGTATTAGTAAATGATCATCAATATAAAGCTAACTTTAGAATTGATAAAGAAATTAATGCAATGAGTTTAATTAATCAAATAATAAATAATAAATAAGTGAAACTAGTAAAAAACGACAAAAACATGAAACAACAAAACCAACAAGTCCCTCAAATGAATGTTGATCTAAAGACAACAGAAGGAATTACAAACGCCGAGGGCAAAAGTGTATTCCAATCAGGAGTTATCTTAAGAAAAATTTCAAAGTTTGTAGCAGGAACAGATAATGATGCTATAATGCCAATTCCTGTATTTTATGACCCAACAAATATGAAAATATTAGGTGAAGGAATTCCAGCAGAGTTAAGAGAAGAACTTAAAGACGAACTTTGCTAAATGAACAATGTATTTGATTGGCTAAAACAAATCAATTACCAAAAATCCCCCGTAGAATCTTTTACAGATAAAGATTGGGAGGTTTTTAACAGTTACATGATTCATAGGTTTATGAGCATGAACCAAGATTTTATTGAAGTAGTAAATTATGTTCAAGAATTACCACCTCAAGAAAAACGAATGATTTATAATGTTTATAAGGAATTTATACCTAAAAATAATAAATGGAATAAATATATTAAATCAAAAACTAAACATCCAAGTAAAGAATTATTGGATTATTTAGCTAAATATTGGGAATGCTCTAAAAATGAAGCTAAAGATTATTTAAATTTGTTGGATATTAAACAAATTCGTCGTATATTAGGGGATCATGGATTAGAAAAAAAAGAAATAACTAAAATTTTAAAATGAACAAATTAATAGATATGTTACGTACATCTGCACTGGCAGATAAAGCAAAAGCACTATTATCACTTGAATTATTAGGTGATAGAGCAGTTGGTATTGGTGATCACACAACAGGAGATTTTTATAAAAATGCTGAAGAAGCATTAGCTATGTTAGTTGATGCTGATGACAGATTAGCAGCAATAGATAAATATTTTTCCTTAGAACAGCAAATTAATGGGTGATTCAGTTAAAAAATATTTTACAGATATGAGTGATAGAGAAATTATGAATGCTAAAAAAGGTAAAAAATCACCTAAATCACCAACACATAAAAAACTCCCACCGAATTTAAATTCAACTCCTATAGAAGTATTCGAACATGAATACCCAGAGTTATCAAGTGAATTTAAAAACATACAAAATGAAATGTATGAAATGTTTGCTCGTAAGCATATGGATTATGGATTAAATAATATAGCTTTAGGCGGGGATATCGTTAATAATAGCGATGACAAACAATTTTCACTAACTGGGTTGTGTATTAGATTAACTGATAAAATATCACGTCTAAAAAACCTACTAATTAATGGTAAATCATTTGTTGAAGGTGAAGGCATACAAGATACATTTATAGATATTGCCAATTATGGAATAATCGGTCTTTTAGTAGGTCGAGATAAATGGAAAAAATAGTTTGGCTAAAAAAATACCTAATATTGTAAAAAGGATTAAATCTAATCCTCCTGAGAAAGTTAACTTTGCTTATCAAAAGAATATTTCTTATTCTCAAATGTCTATCTACAGACAATGTGCTCATAGATGGAAGTTACAATATAAGGATAAAATCAAAAGATTTAATTCATCAATTCATACTGTATTTGGAACTGCAATACATGAAGTAATGCAACACTATTTAGATGTAGCATTTGAAAAATCATTTGCGGCAGCAGATAGAGAAATTAATATTGAAGACCATTTTCAAACTACATTTATAAATGAGTATCAAACTCAATATAAAAAGAATAAAAATGAACACTTCTCTGAAGCAACTGAGATGAGAGAATTTTTTGAAGATGGAGTTGCTATATTAAATTGGTTTAAGAAAAATCGCAGTCAATACTTTAGTAAAAAAGGGTGGTTTTTAGTTGGTTGTGAAATACCAATTGTAATTGCACCAAATAGAATGTTAAATAACGTGTTATATACAGGGTATTTAGATGTTGTCATGTATAATGAAAACACAGATACATTTAAAGTAATCGATATTAAAACCAGTACAAACGGCTGGAACAAATATGCTAAAGAAGATAAAGAAAAACAAAATCAGTTATTATTATATAAACAGTTTTTTGCTGAACAATATGGTATTCCAATTGAAAAAATTGAAACTGAATTTTTTATAGTTAAAAGAAAAGTACTTGATATTGATGATGAGAGATGCTTATCACCTTATCAAGCTAAAAGAGTACAACAGTATTCTAACTTTGCTGATGGTAAAACTAGTTTAAATAGAGCTAGAAAAGCTATTAGTGATTTTATTAGTGAATGTTTTAATTCACAAGGCAAAATCAAAGAAAGAGATTATCCTACTTCTCCATCTAAATGGAATTGTAATTTCTGTCCTTATAAAGAAGATAGAGATTTATGTGATAAAGGTTTAATCTACTGATATTTTGATATATGTATAATAAACGTTATTAAAAAATAAAAATTATGGCAAATCCAAAAAAACCAATGACATTAACAAGTGTCAAAGTTCAAAGTGATTTATTTGAAAATTTCAAAATTGAATGTGTAAGACGAAAATTCTCATTCCAAAAACTTGCCGATCGGGCAATTTATTTGTATCTTACAAACGACGATTTTAAAAAACAAATTACAAATCAAACTAATATTGAACTATAAACAAAAAATCAAATGAATAAAAGTTTTAAATATCTTCCTAAAGATCAAAGGAAGAAGATATTATTAATATGTGATGATATTAGAGTACATTCAGGTGTAGCTACAGTAGCAAAAGAAATTGTGATGCATACTTGTCACCATTTTAATTGGGTAAATGTAGCAGGAGCTATAAAACATCCAGAAAAAGGTAAACGATTAGACCTTAGTTCTTCGGCACAAGAAGTGTCAGGAGTAGATGATGCTTCTATCTTTATGTATTGTGTAGATGGATATGGTACTACACAAGAAATTCATAATATTATTAATATGGAAAAACCTGATGCTGTTATGTTATTTACAGATCCAA